CCTGGTAGATGGATCAAGAGCGGTAATCTCTTTATTGGTATATGGTATTAGGTTATCTTTGGTGATTGGTGTAACCGCCGTGGCTGGAGTATTGTCATTAATCCTGAATTCGTGATTACCGTAAATGATCTTGTAAAAAATAGGGTCGGTTTCATCTATTTGGTCGTCTGTGATCTTAAATTGGTTTTCAATTAAATTTATGAATGAATTACTTACCGATATCGTAAATTTATTGTAATCCCATGACTTGTCATCAATTATACCTGAGAAAAACTTTATCGCCTCATTGAATTGCAATCCTGTTTCATCGTCAAAAATCAAATAAATATCTACCGGCAGATTCTCAATTATTGGCTCCAATAAAAGCAAGTCAGAAAAATTTTCCAAGTCCACTATGTCAATATTTGTATTTGCGATTGTGGCAAAGCCGCCGAGCCTGTCAACCTTGATATTTATTGCCCCAAGGCCTTTCTCCAGGTCTTCATAATCAGCCCCGGCCCCATCACTCCAATTAGTTTGTGAATCTGCGTTATCGTTGGCCGGATAGCCGCTATTCCCAATATTGAGAAAGCGAGAAGCTATATAAACATCAATACCAGGGATGTTGATAAAAATAATTGGCCTCTGGGAAATTAAATTTTTCTGAGAGTCAAATTGTGCGTTTGCCGTAATCATGTATGTGTACGCTGGAATCTAATATTGAGTTTATAATAACTTCCCTTTTCTCTTGACGGCTTGAATTTTGTCGAAAGAATACGGCCTGTCAAAAAGGTTCCTGATGTAGAATCGGGGAAATATTTTATTTCGTTGAATGCGTAATTTACTTTAGCGTTTTCCAGGAAGGCTATGAGATTGTCCTTGCTGGTCTCGGATTCACCGAATAGGCGAAGGTCAATAAACCGTAATGGATTTGGATTGTTTTGCCTTACCCGCTCTTGCTGACCTTGGGCCCGTGAAATGGTTTGATTAGCTGATCTCTCGTCTTCATTTACCGGGAAAATCAATCCAGTTTCGGTTGTGTATGTAACTGTGTCGTCTGAAGATTGTAGTTTAATTGGCATTATGGGCCCCTTTTAAAAATATCTTGTACAGTTCTCACAAATCCATCCCGGCCTTCACCCTTCAAGAATTGTTCCCATGTGGACGGGGTTAGAGTTACTATTGTAATTTCAAAAACATCACCGGCCCCAATAGACCCACCAGCATTCAAGTTCTCTAAATTTTCAACGCCAATTCTGTTCGTGGTTGCTTTGTTTAACATAAACTCTTTTGGCTCCGCTAGAATCGGTACTTTGTCGCCGGTACCGGTTCCCGGAATTACGCCACCCGTTTGGAACTGTTGAGCCTGAATCGTGGCAACCTGAGCAGCACCGGCGGCCGCAACCAGCGCACCCGTAATAAGCCCAAACACGCCGCCCTGACCCAATGCCTTGGCTACCCCAAGGGCTGTATTGGCTATAGCGGCCGCAATCAGAAAAGGCTTTTCTTTCTTTCTTATATTGGCTCTGTCTGTGGCGGCCTGATCTTCAATTGCTGTGATTGCGGTTTCACGCTGTGCATTGATAGCAGTTATTCTTTGCGCTCCCTGATCTTCACTGATTACCCCTGCCTCGACCTGTTTCTGTACTGCGTCTATTCGGTCATTTGCGCTTTTATTGGCAGCCTTGGTTTTATCTTTTTCGTTTTTCTGTACTTTCGCCCGTTCGATATCGGCGAATTGACTAACTGTATTTGCTAGGCTGTCAGCGAGTGTGGATACAGCATCAAAAACAACAGTAGCAGATTCCAAAACAGTGTTAAAGATTTCTGGAAACTCTTCTTTTAGTTGTCCTAATGTCCCATCAACAAAAGACTTGAAAACAAGATTAAGGTTATTCATGGCCTCCTGGAGTTCCATGACTTTGTCTGCTTCTTTGTCTTCAATTAATTTTATAGGCTTGAAATTAAATTGTGATCTTACGCTAAAAAGCTTTTTGAGTTCTTCAACGGTTAATTTTTTTGCCCTTAATAAGTTTTCTTCCTCATCGCCTTGACCTTCAAGAGCGGCCTTGTCTTTCTTCCTTTGTTCAGTCAGGTCGTTCAAGGCTTTTTCTTCGGCGAGTATTAAACTTCTGAAGTTTATACTTCGATCTGCGTTTTCATCATAAACGAGGCCCAAATCCTTGAACGCTTTTATCAGTTCTGGAGTGGTTTTACCTGAAAACTCACTTACCAAATCATCAAGTTTCGCAAGGCGTTTTGTTACCTCATCGTATTGCTTGACGAGAGTACCGGTATTTGCCCCAAATAGAATTGTGCTGTATTGTGCTATGGTATCGGCGAGATGATCGGTGACTTTTGACAAAACACCTTGAGACTGAAGAGCATTGATTGACAGCCCTTCCCATGCCGATTTTAACTTTAACAGTCTACCATGTAATGTATCAAGCTGGATTTCTGCCATTTTTTTAGCTGAACCAGTCGCGTCATCAAGTGATTTTTTATATTCCTTTAACACATCAGATCCATTAACTAAAGTAAGGAATGCCGCTTTTGATCTTTCGTCAAGAAATTCAGTTGCGGCAGCTAGATCAAAATTACCCTCTTTCAGTTTTATCAAAGCCGGGACAAGTTGATCAAATGTCTTTACGCTACCGCCGAAAAGCTTGTTTAGATCGCTAGATTCATCATTTAACTGACTTAGTATCCTTTTGAGACCTGTACCCGCAAGGCTTCCAGAAATACCAGCGTCAGCCATTTTTGCCATTAATGCGGTTGTCTGTTCAATACTAAATCCAGCTGCATTTGCTACAGGTGCAATAAACTTCATTGATTCACGAAACTTTTCTATATCCAATGCGGAACTTGAAAAGCTCTTTGCCATAACATCAGTAACCCGGTTGGTTTCTGATGCATCAAGGTTGAAGCCCCGTAGTGTAGAACCAGCTACTTCCGCCGCTGTCGCAAGATCAGCACCGATGGCAGAAGCTAAATCCAAAGTCCCCTTTTGAACCTTAACTATTTCTGAGGCAGTAAATCCAAGCTTGGAAAACTCGGTTTGTAATTGGGCTACCTGAGTAGCTGTAAACTTTGTTGTGGCTCCAAGCCTTTCAGCCGATTGTCGCAATATTTCAAACTCATCAGATGTAGCCCCAGAGATAGCTTTGACATTCGCCATTTCCTGTTCAAATTGTGCGCCAACCTTGACCATTAATGCACCAATCGGAGCAATGGCCAAACCTATTCGGGCCATCGATTTTCCGATAGCCAAAGAACTTTTTGCGACAACCTTAGCCGTTTTTTTAGTGGTTGTCCCAACACGGGTCATGGCCGCTTGAAAACCGGCTATCTTCGCCCGTAAATCAACCTCTATTACGCCAACAACTGCCATTATTCAAGTCCTGCCGCTACTTTATCACGGTCATCTCTCATTTGTCTTGTGGATTTTTTCCGATATATCTTTTTTTCCCATTTAATCAAGAAGTCTTTCAGTGAAAACTTTTTACCTTTTTTGATGTGTGGAGACAAAAGCATTTGGATGATATGAGCGTCCTGTATTTCTTTTCTTTCCTGTGACAACTCATAACCTTCTGAGAATTCCATAATATCCCTGGGTGTTAGGTCATAAAATTCATGTGGTTTTATTCCCATAGAATACGCCCGAACCTTGTAGTTTTTTATTAGATTCGGGATTACTTTTTTGGGTCTTGCTCTTCGGCGGCCTCCTCTTGTAGCTCTTCCGTTTCAGGGTCAGGCAACACGCCGCAAGCATGAGCAGAATCCAAACACGCTTCCAACAAGGTTGGCAATGTTGTCTTTTTCTCTTCCAGGGCTTTTGTAATGATATCGCCTAAACTTTCTTTTGTAAGCTTTGGGTCTTCCCATTTCAAGCCGTGGAATAACCACATTTTAAGAAAAGAGGCGTTTGAACCATAAGCATTAAACATTACAATCGATTGCTGAAAGGCCGAATTGTATTTGATTTTCATCTCGTGATCGATCTCTTCCAGCGCATTAAAATTTATCTTGAGATTTCTTTCCTTGTCAAGCTTGATCTTTACATAATTCATATTCTTTTGAGGCTCCCGGTTCCGGTTAATGTTATTGGACTCGTGACTATCCCGTCGTGTGGAAATTCTGTGTTTATATCGGTCAGATTGGCTATTCCTGCCCGCTTCGATCCACCTGGCAGCTCAACATATACATTCAATGCCGTACGGGTCAATTTAGCATTTTCCAAGGCTATGTATGCTGAATCGTCATAAATGACATACTGAGAAGATTCTATTGACCAATTTCTAATAGTTAGCTTTTCCTCATGCCAATTATTTGAATCTTTGTTGGTGCAGTCAGCGGCATCCGTTGTATTGTTCAGTGTAAGAGCGGTTTGAGCCGCTACTTTAATTGGCGATGCTGTTAACACAGTCCAGTCGAGAGATACAAGTGAATTGCTTGAGCTTCCCGCTGAATATAAATAGACTCCGTCATCCTTTATCCCAAATCCAGCACCATCTAAATTGACGCTATCAAAATAGGTTCCGACTAATTTAGGATTTACAGCGTTTGATACATCAAAAATCAAGCATCCATCATTAGTGCCTGAATTCAAAAATAGAAATCCGGCATTATTAGAGACGAGCGGGTTACGACCTGACAAATAAAAGGCTGATTCAAACTCACCAACAATCTTCATTGCATCTATATTGGTCACATCTGCTATTAATAGATAGGTAGATGTATTACTTGTTAATGCAATTCGCTTCTTCGTTGAATCCGTGAACGCCAAACCAGATACGCCGTCCATCCTTGAATCAGTTAATTGATTGGAGGTAATTACGGG